AGTGAAGTGTCCCTGTGCACGGGAGCCACTCTGAATCAAATTGTAAAGTTCCTGGGAAATCTTGCGGATATCCTCTTCGCTTCGGACAATCATCTGCTGAATGGTAATCAGCGCTCCGCCACCCAATCCTGCACCGGATATCGTGTCGTTGCGGTTTACTGTTCCATTCACACTAAAGTCCGTAGAAAGCGCCGTGGTCATTTCATCTGCAAGACCGTGCATAACATCGTTGATGTCCTTGCTCATGCTTTCAGCAGCGGCAACCGCATCTTTACCATTGGTATTGATTGCACCTGCCAGACCTTCCACAAGCATTTCACCGACCCATCCCATTTCCTTGGACGGAGATGCAATGCCGAAGAAGTCACAGATACCATCCCAAATGGAAGAAATCCAACCGGACACCTTATTCCAAAGCCAGGATGCCAGGGACTGGATACCTTGCCACAAACCACGGACGAGGTTTGCACCTACATCGGCAAGCTGTGATACTCCCTTGCCAAAGGCAGAAACCAAGCCGGACAGAATCTGCGGTACGGCTTTTACAATTTCCACGATGATGGTCGGCAGGTTCTTTATTAAGGAAATAAAGAGCGTCACACCTGCCTGTACGATTTGCGGAATGCTGTTAATCAGAGCATTGACCACAGAACCGATGATTTCCGGAATGGCTGCCACAATGGTTGTGATGATTTCCGGCAGTGCCTGGATAAGTGCAACAAGCAGGTCGATACCCGCCTGTATAATCTGTGGGATTGACCCAAGCACCGCTGTGATGATACCCTCAATAATCTGCGGGATTGCCTCCACGATTGCCACGATGATTTCCGGCAACGCAGATACTAAAGAAGTCAAAAGCTGAATGCCTGCATCAATAATCTGCGGAATCGCACCGATGACAAATTCCACGATGGCAAGAATAATGGAAGGCAGTGCCTCAATCAGCACCGGAATCGCATCAAGCAGACCCTGTGCCAATCCCATAATCAACTGCAACGCTGCATCCAAAATCATCGGCAGGCTGTCAATCAGACTCTGCACGATGGTAATGACTGCTTGCACTGCTGTTGGAATCAGCGTAGGAAGTGCCTCGCCGATGCCCTGCACCAAAGACATCACAATCTGAATGGCCGCATCAATCAGCAACGGCAGATTTTCAATCAGTGTGTTTACGATGGTCATCAGTGCATCGATTACCACGGGGATAAGTTTCGGCAGCATGGTAAGTATGGTGTTCAGCACCTGCGAAAACAGGTCAACCACGGTATCCAAAAGTGTCGGAAGAAGTTCTCCCACTGTTGCGAGCAGGGCGTTCAGAGCCGTTGGAAGTGCTGCTATAATGTTTTCGATTACAGGCGTGATGTTGGTCAGCACATCCTGGAACGCATCCACCACATTGTTGCAGAGCATTTCAATGTCTGCATCTGCATTACCGAAACCTACGATAAGGTTATCGATGGCAGCCTTCATGGAGTTCAAAGAACCCTCAATGGTGTGTTCCGCCTCTGCTGCCGTTGCACCCGCCACACCCATGCTCTCTTGAATCACATGGATGGCAGAAACCACATCTGCATAAGAACTGATGTCATACTCAATGCCGGAAATCGCCTGTGCATCGGCAAGCAGACGCTCCATTTCGGTCTTGGTGCCGCCGTAGCCGAGTTTCAAGTTGTCCAGCATCGTATAGTTCTGCTTGGCAAATCCCTGGTATGCGTTCTGGATGAGTCCGATATCCGTACCCATCTTATTGGCATTATCCGCCATATCGGTAATGGCCATATCCGCATACTTTACTGCCGCCTCGGTATCTCCTCCAAGGGAAGAAATAAGGGAGGCAGAAAAAGATGTGACCGTGGACATATAGTCGTTTGCCGACATACCCGCCGTCTTATAGGCGTTGTTTGCATATTCCTGCAACGCAGCAGAGGAATCCTTAAACAGCGTATCGACACCGCCGACCAACTGCTCATATTCTGCGTAGGATTCCACCACTGCTTTTCCAAGGGAAACTGCGGCGGCAGCGGCAGCCGTGACCACCGCTCCCATTGCCACACCAACACCTTTTAGAACAGAACCGAGGCTTTCAAATTTACCCTTGTTCTTTTCAGCGGAATCTCCTGCATCGTCCAGTTCCTCACTCATATCGTCGGCACTGTCAACAACATCATCCATTTCACGCTCGGCATCATCAAGTGCAGCATTGTTGCGGTCAAGTTCACGCTCCATATCGTTGAGCGCCGCCGTAGCATTGTTAAGCTGAATCTGCCACTGCTGAGTCCTTCGGTCGTTTTCTCCGAAAGACTCAGAGGCATTGGCAAGGGCAGAACGAAGGGTTTCGATTTTCTGCTTCTGTGCCTCGATTTCCTTATTCAGCACCTGGTTTCTTGCCGTGAGTGCTTCCACGGAACTGTCGTTTTTATCGAATTGTGACTGCACCACTTTCATTTCCGAGCCAAGAACCTTGAAGGACTGATTGATTTCGGACAATGCCTTCTTGAATTCTTTTTCGCCCTCAAGACCGATTTTTAAGCCAAAATCATCTGCCACTTAAACCACCTCCTTCATCAGATTCCGGCAGGAATAATGTCATCAATGAAATATTCCCTTACAGGCTTCGCAAGCCCGTTATACTGTTTGTGGCACTCCCACAAATCCAGGAGCAAACCAAACGGCATCAGCCACACCTCATCCTGCGTCAGATTTAGGTGGGCGATGCCGTAATATAAAAGTCGAGTAAATAACTCTTCGTCACTTACTCGACCGCCACGTTTTTTGAGTCAGCCTCACTGACCACATTTCGCTTGGTGCCCTTATACAAAGCCTCGGTAATGGCAGACTTGTAATCAGCCAGATCCAAAGGTGTGGTCAGAAGTTCCACCATCTCCTCTGTAAGGACATCCTTTTTGTTTTCCTTGTTCTTCAGATTGTGGACAAGGATGGACTGATTGGCAAGCAAGGTAATCAGCCATACGATTTCACCAATAGCCATCTCGAAGTTTTCGGACTTCATCAGCTTATCGCCAAGGTTCTCAAGACCGCCGTAGCGTCCTGCGATTTCCTTTGTTGCCTTGGTAGTAAGGAGCAAAGTATACTCGTCACCACCAATATTGATAATTGCCGTGCGTTCTTTATCCATGTGTCAAACCCTCCTTATTCAGCCTGTTCCGTAGTATAGGAAGGTTCATATACTTCCTGATACCAGTTGGTGATAATATCTGCTGCAACAGCAGAATCGCCCTCAGTCACTTCTGCCTTCCAAGGATGCTTATTCTGACCGTCCACTTTGTTACGGCGTAAGATAGTACCCTCGATGGTCGGAGTAGAGAAAGTAATGCTGTCACCCTTGGTAGCAAGATTTGTGGCAGGGATACCGAATTTCACACGGTAGAGCCAGTAATACTTGTACTTGCCGTTGGATTTCTTCGCACGGAAACCTACGGCAACAGGGTCACCGCCATCTTCACTTGTGGACACCACAACGCCATTGGCATCGATGGTTGCTCCGGTAAGGTCGGATGCCACGGCAGCACCGATATCATCCACGCCAAGGGAAAGTGTACCGTTTTTGAATTCCTTTACAATTTCCGATGCACCGTCATCGGCATAAAGGGTTGCCTCCGCAAGCTCCACGGAGAGGTCGGCGGTCATCGCCTTTGCCAACTGTACCGGAGAATCATAGGTTTCATTGCTGTTTTCATCTTCGGTGATTTTGGCATAATACAGTTTGTCAAGACCAATAGTAGCCATTGATTATTCCTCCATTTCATAATGTTTTGCCACATCCACGTTGTAATGGAAGTAGCCTGTTTCTGTTTCATAACCGATGTATCTTCGGTCAGTTATGGTAAAATCCGCACCAAGCAAGGCACGGATGATTGTATTTTTCTCTTTGGTATAACTGCCTTTGGCATACAGGGAAATTCGTGCCTCCTGGACATCACATCTGGGAGTGTTGTCTGCATGAAGTTCAAAGCTGTCTGCCATAGGCACTACCACGATATATTTATCCGGCGCCTCGTCATGGAACACTCCTGTTTCCAAAGGAATGCCCAAAGGCTCCAGAGCCGTATTGATATCTGAAAGTACACTCACAGCTTTCTGACCTCCTCTTCAAATTTATCCTGCATGGCACTGATACAGGCAGCACGGGATGCCGTTTTTGCAGGTTTCATAAAAGGTTTGGCAGGCTGACCGTGTTTGCCGTATTCGATGATGTTGGCCAGTTTCGCATTGCTGACACCATCCCTGCGGGGTTCTGCAAAGCCAACCTTGATGTTGTGGTTGCCGTTTTTGTCCATCTTCACAGAGGACAGACCAAGCGCCGACTCTAATTCTCCTGTGGATCGGGATTCGTACTTTGTACCATTACCCACCACAGAGGACAGGTTGCTCTGTGCCTTGGCAAGAACTATCTCGCCTCCGGCTTCCAGTACCTTTTCGGCAACGGGGTCAAAATCAGAACCGAGCCTTGAGATACGCTGCAAAAACTCTTCCGGCATTTTGATATCCACTTTAGCCACTTGTTGCCACCACCTTTTTCGCAAGCACCTCCGTATACATTCCACGCCCTTTTACATCCTCCACGGATGTGATTTCAAACCTGCCATCCTCACACACCAAAATGTGGTCGGTTGTTACGGTAAGACCGGGAATGCAGCGAAAGCGGAACAGGTCAGTCGCCTCGGAGAATGCAGCGAGGTTTGCCCATCTTTCACTTCCGTGGCGTCCTTCTCTGTACACACGGACAGAGGCGAGGATTTCATCCGCCGTTGTGGAGAAACCCTCGCTGTCCTTGATGCGTTTTGTAATGACGATATCAGCAAAGCCGTTCATTTTTCCGAAACTCATGTCACACCTTCCAATCTCGGTCGAGCCTTAACAGAAGGTTGACCGTGTTCCATACCTGCTGACCTGCCTGCACATTGTCGGCAAAGAATCCGCCCGTAGAGCCGTCCCTTGACTCATAGAAATGTGATGCCAACATAATCACGGCTTGTTCCGTGGTTGCGGGCATCGCATTTTCCGTATAATATCCTGCCTCGATGTGCTGATAGCTTTCCGCATAGGAAACGGCGGCAGTGATGAACCTTTCAATCAGTCCATCATCCACCGAATGCTCCAGTATCAGATTCTCCTTAACTTTCGTAAGAAGTTCGCTCATCACTGCCACCTCCCATCTTAGACAGTAGCCATAGTGAGCAGTTTTACTGCTTCAGCAAGTACCAGCTTACCGTCCACACGCTCCTTGGCAACAAAACCGACCATACCGTTTCCGGCGAAGAGTTCCTTGAGTTCCGCAAAAGAACGGGTACCACGGTCACCGATGTTGTAGTAGCTGTAGTCACCGAAAGCAATGGCAGGCATTCCCGCAGTGATTACAGGGAAATAAGGAGAAGTGTATACCTCATAACCCAAGAGTCTGCCGGGTTCTCCCGCCTGTACGGAATCCTGCCAGAGGTAACGGCCGTTCTTGTCAGTCAGCTTACGGATAGCTGCCAAAGTCTGGTCGTTGCAGATAAACTTGGCGTTCTTACGGTAAGGACGCTTGAGGGAGTACACAAGGTCGATGATTTCATCGGCAGTGATTTCCGTTGCAGATGCAGCAGTCACACCAATCTGGGCACCGCCTTCCTCTGCAAGCAGACCCAAAGGCTGACCAGTTCCGGTACCGTTGAGGAATGCATCCTCTTCGGCATTTGCCAGAGCCTTGGAGAACTGACGGATGATGTAATTCTCAAGACCGAAGGCATTGTCATACAGAAGTTCCTCGGTTACCTTAACGGCAACATGGAGTTTGTGAGCATCCAGGTTAATCTGGGCGAATTTTGCATCACCCCAGGTGAGTTCCTCACCCTCGTCAATCCACGCAGCCGCAGGCTTAGTGGCAGCGATGTTGATTTTACGCTCACCGCTTGTAGTGATGGTGTGGCCCAGCTTACGGAAGATGTTCTCTTCCTCCAATGCCTCAATCAAACGAGTGTCATACTCTTCGGGTACAAGGTAACCGCCGTCAGCATCCACGCCCTCCTGGAGAACATTGGACACATTACGGAAGTTTGTACGGAGAGCCTTGAGCATACCGTCCTTGTAGGCATCAGAAGCACGTCCAGTCTTTGCCTTCTGACCGTCCATAGCCTTGCCGTTCATAGGCTTTTCAGTGATAGGAGCAGAGGTAGGTTTGGAAAGCTGTGCATCCATAGCTGCCATAGCCTCCATACGCTCAATTTCAGCACCGAAGTCCTGAACCTTCTTCTCCATCTGTGCATAGGTCTTTGCATCCTCATCGGAAAGCAGACCGTCCTTGTCGCGCTTGGTTTCCACAAATGCCTTTGCGGCCTCCCAAGCCTGGTTACGCTTTTCGCGCAGTTCGTTGATAGTCATAATAAATTACCTCCAATTTTTGATAAGATTTAGCCTGTCCATAAGGTCATCGGCTTTGGTTTTTCGGGTTGGTTCGGATTTGATTGCACACTTGGCGGCAACCTTATCCATCAGTGAATTGACCACATTTGCTTTGGAATAAAGCATGGATACCTGTGGCACATCCACTTCGTCCGTGGCAGTTCTTTGCATGATTTCATCAGCAAAGCCAAGTTCCACGGCCTTGTTTGCGTCCATCCATGTTTCCGCATCCATAAGGTGGGACAGCTTTGTACGGGACAAGCCTGTCTTAATCTCATAGGCATTGATGATGGAATCCTTAACGCTTGAGAGCATATCGATGGCTTTCTGCATTTCCGCAGAATCACCGAATGCAACCGTCATAGGATTGTGAATCATCATCATGGACACAGGGGACATCAGCACTTTCGTTCCTGCCATTGCAATCACGGATGCTGCGGAGGCTGCAATGCCGTCAATTTTGACCGTGACATTGCCCTTGTAATCCATCAGCATATTGTAGATCTGGGCAGCCGCCACGCAGTCGCCGCCGGGACTGTTAATCCACACGGTAATATCGCCGGAGCCTGCCATCAGTTCATCCTTGAAAAGCTGTGGAGTGACGTCATCGTCAAACCAGCTTTCTTCTGCGATTGTTCCGTTCAGAAACAGTGTCCTCGCCTCCGGCATCGTTTCCGTCTGTGCCTGGTTCTTCCACTTCCAGAACTTCTTCATCGGGGTTTTCCTCCTTTCCGTCATTGTCAGTTGTATTTGCAAAAGCGCCCGCATCTTTCAGCGGGAGCATATTGCCGTTGATAAGGTAAAGGTCGCCACCTTCTTCCGCAGGGATACGGTCGAGGTTTTCCAGTTCACGGATGTCATTTGCACTCATCCAACCGTTCTGGCGACCAATGGCGTAGCCGTTCATACGGCTTTGGTAATCGCCACGGAGCAGACCCTCAAGGTTGAATTTCACGAAATAATCCTTCTTTTCCGTGAGAGATAAAAGCGCCCTCATAATGGACTGCTCCCAACGGATAACCCACGGGTCCAAGGTGTATTTCACAAATTCAAGGGACTGCTGCTCAATATTAGAAAAGCTCGACTTCTCAAGGTCACCCACCATATGGGGAGGTACTCTGAAAATTCGAGCAATTTCATTGATTTGGAAT